TGATGGCTTCTATGCTATTATGGTGGATGACCAATTAGTTGAAATCCATAATGAAGGATTAGATGATCATTGGGTTATTAGTCAGAATCCTACAAGCACTTATATTCATGCTGATCCACTTGGAAAGCCCCTTGCGCCTATTCAAGAATTACAGAATGAAATTGTAGATCTTCAAATAGAAACTTTTGAACATGCAATTCCTGAAACATTTGCGCGTGGGGATGTATTAGATTTCAAAAAGTATGGGGAAAGTACTGCTAAGCCTGGAATGATCTATCCTGTTAATCCTCCTGCTGAAGGTCAATCATTAGGAGAATCATTCCATAGCGTTAAAACTGCTACTCTTAGTGAGGAAGCAGATTTAATGATGCAGAGATTAGATGTTAAAGCACAGTTTGTTAGTGCTGCTTTTCCTAGCATTTATGGCGGACCTAATTCTACTGGTAGTAAAACTGCTAGTGAATATTCACAGTCTAGGGCTATGGCCCTTCAGAGATTGAGCTTAACTTGGAATATAGTTAAGTATTTGTGGGCTGACGTAATGTCAATTGCAGTCCCACTTTATATGAGATTGATCCAAGAGACTGGTGTTGATGAAAAGTTTGTAGAAAAAACCAATACAGGCTTTGCTAATGTCTGGATTAGGCAGAGTGATTTGGAAGGTAAGATTGGTTCTATTAAAGTTGACACTGATGAAAATCTACCAATGACTCCTGGAGCATTGAAGGATGTAATCATTCAGCTTATGGGACTTAAGGATGATAATATTGCAGAAGCTTTATTTCATCCAAATAATATTCCTCTGCTTACTAAAGCAATGGGTGCGCCGGATCTTTATATTCCCAACTCTGATGATAGAGCGAAACAATTTGCAGAGTTTGGTGATTTACTTGCAGGTATTCCTGTTAAAGTAAATGATTATGATGATCATAAAGTTGAAGCAGAAGTTTGCAGAAGTTTCCTGATAAGTGCTACTGGAATAATGTTGAAGAAACAGAATCCAGAAGGTATTGTAATGATTGAAGAGCACTTTCAAGAACATAATGCAAAAGCTGCTGGTAGTTCTGAAGGCCCAATTACACAGGGCAAACCTAACATAAACCCTGAAGGAGCAAAGCGTGAACTTCCAAATAATGTTACTGAATTCCCAGCTCTCAATGTGGGCAGTTAAATTACCATACTATTTTCCAGACGAAGGTCCTGATGTTAATATAGATGAACCTTCAGATGACGATGATGATAACGACAATGATGAAGAGGAAGACGATCAGGATGAAGATGATGAAGATAAGGATGATGACGAAGACAAAGAAGGAAAAGATACTAAAGGGAGTAAGGACGACGAGGAAATAATTCTATCTCGTGTTTCTTACTCTGAAATTAAAGAAAAGTTTCCTGAGTTCTTCAAGACATTTCCTGATCTTAAGCATGCTTTCTTTAGGGAACAACAATTTACTGAGATCTTCCCGACTATAGAAGATGCTAAGCGGGCGGCTGAAAAGGAATTAGCTTACGAAGAAATTACTAGTTCTGTAGTAGATGGAGATGCAGCTAGATTTATTACTGAACTAACTAAAGAGTCAGAAGAAGGACTTGAGAAGTTTGCAAAGAATTTCTTTCCTGCTCTTAGAGAAGAAAATAAAGATCTATTCTTTGATAGTGTAGCTCCTTTAGTCCAAGGATTTGTAAGAGATGTCTTTGGAGTAGGACTAAGAGATAAAGACGATAACATTAAGAACGCTGCCAAGATTGTTCATAAGATTCTATTTGGTGGTGATTATAATGATGTAGAGAAGGACGTTCCTATTGCTGATAGAGGTAGTAGGAATGGGAAGGATAAGAGTTCAATTGATAAGGATAAAGATCAATACATTACCAAGAAGTATCAGGATCTTTACAACGAAGTAACTACTGGTTGTTATACTGCTCTAGAAGCTGAGATTGCTAAAGGTCTTGATGATCTTAAAAAGTCTAGACCTGGATTGGTGAAGATCATTACTAAAGATATCAAAGATAGAGTTCTTGCCGATATGCAGAAAGATACCGCATATATGGGAAGAATGCAAAGTCTTTGGAAACGTGAGCAAAGAACTGGATTTAATGGTAGTTTAAAGAGTTCATTTAATACTACCTTTATTGCCAAGGCTAAAGCTCTTGTTCCTAAGTATAGGTCTGAAGTAAGAAGAGAAGTATTAGGTAAAGAAAATCTTAATGGAAATAACAACAATAAGGATGATAAAGATCCTACTAGGTTGAGCGGTAATAGAAATAGTAAGAATTCTGGTAAGGGGAAGATGAGTCCCGAACGTCAGAGAGCGGAGAAGCTAAATACCAGACAGGTATTTGAGGGCTAAAAAGTGCCTAAGATTCCTGATGATGGAAGTGAGGAAAATTATCATGATTTATTGGCAATCATAAACGATTGTCTAAATATGCAAGTTACGCAATGGGAGGAAGACTTTCTTAACAATATTAAGCAATGGCTGATAAGAACAAAAAGTTTAACTCCCAAACAGTTCGATATCTTATTGAAAATAGAGAATAGAGTTACTAGGTGATTGAACTTAAAAAGAAAGTAAGAAATAAAATAACAGGTGAATGGGAAGAAATCCTTACTAAATTAGATACACATGAACTAGCATGGGCCGCTGGCTTTTTTGATGGAGAAGGAACAAGCAGTGTATCTATTAAGGATCATTTAGGTATAAATCCTGTATTAAGAATAACAATATCACAAAAGAATAAAGATAATTTAAAAAGATTTAAAAAAGCTATATTAAATCAAGGATTGATTGGCCTTAGAAATAATACTGCTTGGGGTTCAGTGTGGGTTTATCAGAGTCAAACTTTTAGAGAAACACAAGCCATAATAGCTCTTTTGTGGAAATATTTAGGACAGGAGAAAAAAGATCAATATATCAAAGCAGTAGAAAAATATTTTGTTAGTTACAAAGGGGATCTATCTTCTAATAGATGGAAACCTAATCCAGTGAAAGCTGCCTACCTCCAGTCCGACACTGTAAAAGTCGATAACAGGCATTCTTTTACTAAACCAGTTATAGCAACAGGATAATTTTTTCTTTGACTGGAGGGTAGTAATTTGCAGACGGTAGACGACGTATTAGCCACTGAAATGGAGAGGGTTGAAGATGGAACCCTCACTACTGCTTATGACATTGATGATACCTTCTATAGCGAAATTGAAAAAGTAGCGGGTAAGAAGGTATCTTCTAGAGCAATGCGAGTTCCGCTCAAATTAAGGCCGGGCGGAAAATTTGGCTACTATGACCCCAACAATGGCGATTTGGGAACTGGTGATTCTACCCGTTATGATAAGGGTACATTAACAGTCGCCCATATGAAGATTGCTGTTCAGTGGACTCTGGAAGTTGAGTTGGGAACAGATTCTTCAAATCAAGCAGTCATTAATGGTGTTCGTGAAAACATGGCTGATGCTATGGATGAATTCCGTAGGCATTCAGAAGCTCAGCTAATGCAGGGTGGAACTGGTATTCTTGCTACCATTACCACTGTTTCTACTGCTGCTGGTGTAGATACTATTACTTGTACTACTGATGGATATGGAGTTAAGTTGCTCCGTTTCGGTCAGAGAGTTAGTGTTTATAATGCAGCAAGAACTACCAATAAAACTCCTGCTGGTCCAGTTCCAATTACTTTCTTAGATTACTCCAACAATACCATTAAAATTCCAGCAGTAGCAGGTTCAGCTCCTACTGATGTAATTCTTCCAGAAGGTCTTGTTGGTCCTACCCCTGTAGCATTGCTTGGTATCCCTTACCATAGTTCTAATGCTACTACTGGATCTTGGCTGGGACTTGATAGGGCTACTACTCCTGAAGTAGTTGCTACTAGAGTTGATGGTGGAGGAGCTGCACTAGCTTTTCCATTAGGTAGATTAGCTATTAACAAACTTGGTGATAAAGTAGGCATCAAGAATGCTAAGAAGCTAAAGCCAAGGATCTGGACTCATCCAGCACAGACAGCAGCGTATGAAGCTCTAGGCAATTTGTCAGTTGTAATCAATAAGGGTTCAAACCGTAATGAAGGTTTGGATCTTTATTTTGGCGACAATCTGTCAATTGCTGGTGTTCCTATTGAAGAATCCTATCTCTGGAATAAAAAGAGAATGGATTTTATCCTTATGAACCTTTATGGGCGTGCTGTAATGAAGGAACCTGGCTGGTACACAGTTGCAGGTAGAAAAGTATTTGAGATGAGAGGACCAAGTGGTGGTGTAGCAACAAGTTCAGTAAGCTATATTACTGCTGATTGGAATCTCTATCACAAATCACCTGGTGTTAATGTTTACATTGACAACTTGGCTGTTCCTGCAGGCTATGAATAAAACCATTTGAGTTATGGGTAGAATGAGTATACTTTTATTGCGTCTTGGCACCCTAGCTTAAGGGGCTAAAAAGTAAAAAATTCTACCCATAAAAATTTTGTTTCAAAAGGGAAGAAAATGCCATCAAGACCAGCAACATTTAAAGGCGTAGTGACTTGGGATGATGAGGGAGTTAATAGGCCTGAACATCCTATTCACTATCCAGAAGGACATCCTTCGCATCCAATTCACATGCCTCCGGGTGTGAATGTTCCAGTATTTCCAACTTTTCCAATTTGGATTACTGATGGAGAAGGGCATCCTGCACATCCAATTGTATTACCAGATCCTCCTCCTACAATTTGGCCGGGACCGGGTAGACCAGATCAAGGTTTGCCTGTTCCACCATATGTAGATAATACTTTGCCACCTTATCCGGGATATCCTGCACATCCGATTTGGATAGTATCTCCTGGAAGACCAACACATCCTATTTATTTACCGCCGGGAATAGGACCAGTTCCACCAATTGCGCCGGGAGGCAGTCCCTCACATCCTATAGTATTACCTATTCCTCCTGATGGTGTAGGTAGTCCTTCACATCCTATTGTTCTGCCAATTCCTCCGGGAACAATTGCAGAAGATGCTGAATTGTATTTCAGTCCAACAATAGGATACTTCATTGCAGTTAAGGTGAGTGGAGAAGGCTAATTAGTCATCTTCACAATATAAGGAGATTGAGATGCCCGATGTAGATTATGGGAATTTCATTTCAAGTGGAGCAGTAAACCCTCCTGGATCTTTTGAAGGTGCAGTAATTGCTAGTGCGGCTACAATTACTGTAAGCAAACAAGTTCATAAGGTTTCAGGTGCTGCTGCTATAACTGCAATTAATCCACCATTTCCGGGGTTTGTAGGTTTTATAACTCTGGTAATGTTGGGTGCAGCAACTATTGCAACTGGTGGTAATATTACTAGTGCAGTAGCAGCAGGAGCCAATAAGACTGTTACCTTGTATTTTGACGGTAGCAATTGGTATCCTGATAAGGCCTAGTCAAAGGTTTAGTGAGGAGGGAGTCTATCTGAAATATGGTAGACTCCCGTTTTTGGAATCATAACTTAAATGCTAACAAGAACTTGCAGTAATTGTGGCCGACGTAATACGGCAATGAAACCTCTTAAAGTGCAAGCTCAAGAGACTAACAAGAAGTGTAAATATTGTAGCATTGGTACATTAGGTCCAGCATTGGAAACCAATCCTTACAATCCGCTTACTCCTGTTCCTGGATTAGCTACTAATTAAGTTATGGATACCATCTTAATCAATCACATTAATAAACATCTTGAAGATTATTATGGGACTCTTGTAACTAGAGAACCTTTGTTCAAAGTATCATGGACTACTAATCTTACCGAGAATCGTTATTCTGAATTCACTGATTTTAATGGTGAAGATCCTATTAGAACTGTGAGAGAAGTAAGATTATGTCTCAAGTATCCATTTGCACAAGATCGCTATGTTTTAGAACGAATACAGCCTATTAGTGAAGAGGCCAAAAGGATGGGATTAGTTAATGGTAACTATTCCTATGAAGAAGTTTACCTTTTTCAAGATAGATTAGGACAATTTCTTCCCTTGACTCTTGATAAAGTAGAGCAAGCACTATATTTGTTCTTTCAGTTCTATCTTAAGCTGAGCCAACAAGAGAGAACTGATATGAGAATGGATATGTTGGCTAAAAGAGAGTTAGAGAAAAGACAGAAAACATTAGAATTGGTAGATAGAAGATTAAGAAGTCCTTTCTTTATTGGAGTGATTGAATAAAATGATTAGCACCTTAGTTTCTTTTAGCAAGCGGGAAATTTATGAAGAAATTCCAGGGATGCAGAATTCTGGATATAGAATTGCTCCCTGTAAAAGCTTCGCAGAGCCGACTTTGCTAGGTATAGATGATAGTTATTATTATAAACCGGATATCGAAGGTAATCAGGATAGAGTATTCGTGCCTAGTAGTGCAATTGCGGAGTCTATTGTTCATATGCATGTTACTAGTCAACTTGCGTCTAGGGCAGATCAGCATCCTGCATTCTTTGCCATAGTAAATAATGAATTAACGGTAGGAGATCTATTTAAAAATCACAAAAAACAAGTAGATGATTATCTAACTAGGCAGAGGAAATGGTATGAGGCTCTAGTTAGACTCGCAGATGATGACTGGCAGCAGCTTAGAAGACATAATATGATTTCTGATGTCCAGAGAACTGCTGCAAGGGAATTAGGACTTACTAGGGAATGGTTAAATGCAGTTGATTATACAGAAATCAAGGAAGATTGTCCTTTCTGTGGTAGCCAATTATTGAATGCTAATACCCCTATTTGTCCTAACTGTGGAAAAGTCCATAATCCTGCTAAACTTGCTGAAATAGAAGCTCGTTTTGCTCCAGCAAAAGATCCTCTTACAGGAAAAGTTAGGTAGGAGAACCTATGGCGAGTACTAGTGGGTCTGTAATGCTAAGAGCTGCCGCACATCTTAATGATGCTGATCAGCTAGTCTATACTAGTGATATTCTTCTTCCCTATTTCAACATGGCAATTGATGAATTACAAGAAGAGCTTGCCGTGTATGAAATTGGAGAGATTAAGAAGACTTCAGTTATTATCTTAGTTCCCACTGGTTCAAAAACTCTACCCCAATTGCCTGCT